AAGCGTTTGCTATGACGCTATACGATATAAGTCAAGGCGAAACATTAGAAACAATGCGAATGGTTTTAACAGACTACGAAGAACGTGAAGAGTTTGAAGTTTGTGCAGGTATACATTTAGCAATAGAGGTATCTTCGTTTCTTACATTAACCGCAGTAGTACAAGAATTTAACCCAATAGAATTAGAATTAACATTTGACGAATTATGATAATAGAAAAAATAAAACAAGAATCAGGAATTGATGTAACAATAAAAAGCAGGAAACGAGAACAAGTAGAAATGAAAGCATTAGCATCATTCTTATTTAGACAAAAAGGATATTCTTTAATACAAATAGGAAAAGAATTAAACTTAAATCACGCTACAATAATACACCATTTAAAAATATACCCAAGTATAAAATACTACAATCCACGAGTACAAGAAATAGAAAATAGTGTAATAGGAATAAAACCCGATTTAGTAGTTGAATCATTACAAAAAACATTAGAGTTAAAAGACCAAGAAATTAACAATCTAAAAGAAACTATAAAACAAATACAAACAAACAAAGATATAAACCGATTACTTCCTTTATTAGAACACGAAGATATAAAAGAAAAGTTTGAAGCGTTTTTAACTATTAACGAAAAAGCAAAATACTATAAAAAATATGAGTAAATATATTTTAATTTGGATAGCTTACGAATTAGTAAGAGCAGTGATAATAAAACTATGGTATAACAAAATGAATAAAGAATGAGTAATCTACAAAGAATATTAAGAGTAATGAGCTTCTATTATAAAAGAGGTTGCAATAAAGAATCAGTAAACACTATTTATAAAAAAATACTAAAACAAAAATACAATGCCTGATATAACAATGTGCAACGGAAAGAATTGTGATTTAGCTTCAACCTGTTATAGATATAAAGCTGAACCAAGTGGATATTATCAAAGCTACTTTACTGAAGCGCCTATTGAAGATGACCAATGTGATTACTATTGGGAAGTAGAAGATTAACAATAAGTAAAACCTATTATTTTTAAATTGAGTATAATTAATATTAATTGCTTTTATAATTATGGAAGATAGAAGAAAAAATAATGGTGGTCATAAATCTGCAGGACGTAAACCTAAAGTAGAAGAACAAAAAGTAAATACATTATTTGTAAATGCTTTGAAACAATTATACCATACAGAAGTAGACGACGAAGCTAAAATTACTTTTGTTAAAGATACTTTGTTAAGTTCGCAACGTGGACAGTTATTTGTAGCCGAGCATATATTTGGCAAACCAAAAGAAACAATCGAAACAACGCATAACATTAACGACTTCGATATAAAAGATATATTCAAAATTGATAAGTCTAAATAACAAATATAATTTATTAGGTTCCGATAGTAGATACTTTGTAATTACAGGTGGAAGGGGAAGCGGTAAATCCTATTCCCTTAACTCCTTTTTATTATTGCTTACTTACGAAGTAGGACACGTTATATTGTTTACACGTTATACTTTAACTTCTGCAAACGTTTCTATTATTCCTGAATTTATAGACAAGATAGAATCAGCTGATTTAAGCAATGATTTTTATATTACTAAAGACGAAATAATTAATTTAAAAACAGGTTCTAAAATACTCTTTAAAGGTATTAAGACAAGCAGCGGAACTCAAACTGCAAACTTGAAATCATTAGCCGGTGTTACAACTTGGGTATTAGATGAAGCAGAAGAACTAACAGATGAAGAAACATTTGAAAAGATAGACTTTAGTATAAGAACAAAAGGAATACAAAACAGAGTTATATTAGTTTTGAATCCTGCAACAAAAGAACACTTTATATATAAGAAATTCTTTGAAGATAAAGGAATCCAATCAGGCAGCAATTTAATAAACGGAGATACTACATATATCCATACAACGTATTTAGATAATATAGAAAACCTTTCTGAATCTTTTATTAACCAAATAGAAAACATTAAGAATAGAAGACCCGAAAAGTATAAGCATCAAATATTAGGTGGTTGGTTGGATAAAGCAGAAGGAGTTATATTTACAAATTGGGTAATAGGTGAATACAAACAAATAGGTAAATCTGTTTTTGGACAAGATTATGGATTTGCTGCGGATGCGTCAACTTTAGTTGAGTGCAATATAGATACAGCAAACAAAAGAATATACATAAATGAAAGATTTTATTTACACGGACTAACTACTTCACAAATATATCATTTAAATAGACAACACGCTAACGATGCTTTAATAGTTGCTGATAGTGCAGAGCCAAGATTAATAAGTGAGTTAGCTACATTAGGTTTAAATATAGTTCCTGCCATTAAAGGACAAGGCAGCGTTACATACGGAATCAGTTTACTACAAGACTACGATTTAATAGTATCACCTGAATCAATTAATTTAATTAAAGAATTGAATAACTATTGTTGGTTGGAAAAAAAGTCAAAAACACCACAAGATGCGCACAACCATATTATTGACCCATTGCGTTATGCAGTAAGCTACCAATTAGAAAACCCACACAAAGGAAACTATTATATCTACTAAATGACATACGGAGAAATCATAGCAACTATTGAATGTTACATTTATTTGGTAACGAATAACAATGTACAAATAGCTATGCCTCGTAATGTAGGTGAAATAAAGAAGATGAAAGCTATGTATGAAGTAGCTAAACAGAATGTTGCTTATATGGTAATGTGTTAATTTTATGTTAAAGTTTGTGAAAAGTTTTGTATGTTTAAAACTTTGTGTAATTTTACCTCATCAAACAATAACAAATAGAAATTATGAGAACAGTATCAGGAGTTTTATCAGCATCAATAGCAATGGCAAGTAACGATTATTTAGTTCAAATAGCTTTTGCATTATTAACCTTTTATTTAATTTACCGTGAACTTAAAAGCGATAAAGAATTGTCTGAATAACGGAATAACTATTTATCCAATAGTGATAGACGATGTTTATTTTGTAGGCAAACGAAAAATCAATTACGTTAAAATAGAAATAAACGTAAATGGTGCAAAGAAATTAGGAAACGATAAATACAAACAAGACGAAACTTTAACGAATAAAGTATTTGAATTGTATGAAGTATTAAATTTAAAATTAGTTTAGAGTTAGTTTAAAGTTGGTTAAAAATTGGTAGTCAGAAATGGCTACCTTTTTTGTTTTATACAATTCCTACTTTAATTAATTTTTAAAATAAAATATGAAAGTAGATATTAATGTACCTGAATCATTAAACGAAATTACTTTATATCAATACCAAAAGTTTGAGAAGTTAATACAAAACAATGAAGCAAGTCATTTTGTAAATCAAAAGACTATTGAAATATTTTGTGATATTGAACTTAAGGATGTAGCAAGAATAAAAGTAGCTGATACTGATTCTTTGCTTGTGCATTTAAATACATTACTACAAACAAAACCTAAACTAACAAGAACATTTAAACTTGGTATTTACGAGTTTGGTTTTATTCCTAAAATAGAAGATATTACTTCAGGTGAATTTATAGATTTAGAAACATACCTTGGTGATACTGAAACTCTGCATAAAGCTATGGCAGTTCTTTTTAGACCAATTAAAAATAAAGTTAAGGATTTATATATCATAGAAGATTACGAAGCCGCAGACAAGTACTCAGAGGTTTTAAAATATATGCCTTTAGATATTGCACTTGGTTCTATGCTTTTTTTTTGGACTTTGCTCAACGATTGCGGGATCGCTTTGAGTCATTATATACAGAACGAAGTGGAACAGTCGGAAGCAGCGAAGCAAGTTTTGGAAAAAAATGGGGTTGGTATCAATCAATTTACGCAGCAGCTCAGGGGGATATTCTCCGATTCAATTCAGTTACCAAACTACCCATCACAACTTTAATGACTTGGTTAATGTTTGAAAAGGAAAAAACAGAAATAGAAATTAAAAACATAAGAAAAAATGGTGTATAGAATTATTAGAGAAATCAAAGAAGCGTTATTAGAAGAACCTTTTGTAAACACAGTTACCGAAGGAGATATATTTGCAGTTGATTTAAACAAACAAACAATGTTTCCTTTGAGTCACATTATTATTAATCAAGCAACGCATCAAGGCAACGTGTTATCTTTTAATATTACAATGTTGTTAATGGATATTATCGATCAAAAAGAAGAAGTAGATAATAAGGTTGATATTTGGAATACTCAAATGTTAGTAGGCACACGAGTTTTAAATAGATTGAATCGTGGTGATTTGCGTAGTGACTTTTGGGAGTTAACCGGTAACCCTACGTTTGAACCTTTTACCGAACGATTTGAAAACGATTTAGCGGGTTGGGCGGTAACGTTTGATGTATTAGTTAGAAATGATATTACTATTTGCTAAATGCAAAATAAAGAACAAACATATAAGTATCTAAACGACTTTGCTAAATATGTAATTCAGCAGAGTAGAAGCAATTTATCTAAACAAGGTAAAAGCGTAAGTAAAAACCTTTACAATAGTTTAGATGCTGATATTGAAGTAAGTGCTAATAGCTTTAGAATAACTTTCTTAATGGAAGATTACGGGGTATTTCAAGACCAAGGTGTAAGTGGTACAAAAAAGAAATACAATACTCCGTTTAGTTATAAAAGTAAACGACCACCTTTGCAACCTATTTTAAATTGGGTAGAGAAACGTAGATTTCAATTTAGAAAAGAGAATGGAAAGTTTATGTCTTATAAGTCAACTGCTTTTTTAATTACACGTGGAATATTTAAAAACGGAATTAAGCCAAGTTTATTTTTTACCAAACCATTTGAAAAAGCATTTGAACGTTTACCCGATGAATTAGTTGAGGCCTATGGTTTAGATGTAGAACAATTTTTAAAATATACAATTACAAAATAATGAAGAAAATATTTATCAGAAGCCCTTACTTTATCGAAGTAGACGAAGCAGGACAATTAACAGGAAAACTTGAAATATTTATTTGGAATAAAGGAACTACAGAACCTACAACTCCAAATTATACTTTGACTAAAAATGTACCAAGTGCAAACCAAAACAAATTGTCTTGGAATGTAGCAAACTATGCAAGTGAATTTATCAAACCTATTTCACCTGTAGTCGTTAGTGTACCTACTGAAGAAAATGTAAATACTTGGTGTTTTATGCGTGTAGTTTCTTATTCAGACGATGTACAAGTTGTAGATGAAACATTTGTTTGCTTAAACGGATATACTAATTATTCAATAGGTTATAATGAAAATAATACTGCTACAATAGTTCCTTTGGTAAATACAAATATTAAACTAACTACATTTTCAGGTTTTAATTATATAAATGTTTGGATTGAAGAAAATGATACTTTTGAATATTCATCATCTCACTCGACCGAATTTTTTACTACTGTAAGTGAGGGTTTGTGGAAACTACCTTATGATTACGACCCATATACTTTGGGATACGATGGCGGTGCAAATATTTTTATAATTAATACAGAACAACTTTGCGAACCTAAATATACACCTATAACCTGTACTTTTGTAAATCGTTATGGTGGTTGGCAATTCTTAACGTTTTTTAAAGCGTCTACGGAAGCAATAGAAACAGAATTTAAAGAATTTAATATGTTACCTTCAAGCATAGATTATAATGTCTTACAAGGGCAAAGAAAGCGTTTTAATCATCAAGGTAAACAATCAATCAAATGTAATACAGGTTGGGTTGACGAAAACTACTTTGAATTAATTCAAGATTTGCTTTTAAGTGAAACTGTTTTATTAGGTGATAAACCTGCAGTAGTAAAAAGCAAGACAAGCGAAAAGAAAACAAGTTTAAATAATAAGGTTATCAATTACGAAATAGAATTTGAATACAACTTCGGACTAATTAACGATGTAATATAAAATGGAAGTAGCTTTATTTATTAAAACTCCTAAATATCAGAACACAAACGAACTAACATATAATAACTTTTATAAAAGAGTTAAAACTGATGGTGGTACATTTGAAGCAGGTAGTTGTTTAAGAAGTACAATAGAATCTTTGGGCAGTAGCTTTGACACTTTAGCTACATATAGCCGTATTGAATTATTTGAAGATGAAAAGATTTCTGTTACTTCGTCGATTCAAAACATAAACGATATTTCAAAAATATTTACTGACTACTCGCAAAGTTTTACTATTCCTGCAAGTGCAAACAATAATGAAATATTTAAACATTGGTACGAGAATAGTTTAGACGATGCTTTTGATCAACGTTTAAGATACGATGGTTACATTGAAGTAGATACACAAACTTTTCGTATCGGTAGATGGCAATTAGAATCAGCAACTATAAAGAACAATCGTGTAGAAGATTATAAAATAACTTTCTATGG